TCCCCTTCGCCGTTATTTCCTGCGTTGCTTGCAGCGTTCCGGTGACGGCCGTTGCACCATTGATGTTCACGCCGCCTGGAGCAACGATGTTCACGACGCCGCCGGCCGCAAGCTCAATGTAAGCGGTCCCGTCGACCGTACGCAGCTTGGCCGACGTCGTACTGACGCCAGGAATCATCTTCGGAAGACTGCGCGGCCCTACGATCGCAAATCCGTCGCTCAGGTCATGCATTCGCAGTTCGGCTTGATTCTGTATCCCGCCGTTTTGCCACCAGCTATCGATGCAACGACTCGCGAAAATAACCAGCGCTTCATCTCCGTTCGCTATTGGGAACGTCGCGACAAATCCTCCACCGCCGAGAAAAACCACAGGCACATCGAGAAGCTGCGGCAAGGTCACCCATTTTTGAATGGTCTTCGAACTGTCGGTTGGGTTGACCGTCAGTACGCGCGCATTGATCGACGGCTGCACGACAACAGTTCCCTGCTCCGAATTAAAACTCTGCACGATTCCGGGGATGGCTGTCCACAGAGCTGCCAACGAGCCATTGATGGCCGCCCGAATGCCTTCCTCGAAATCCGCAATTCGTTCTCTTTGATCCATGCTATCCGTACGGCAGCACTGCTGGATTTGTTGTGTTTTGCGCGCCCTGCTGAATCAGCAGGCAGGTGATCCGCGAATACCATTCCGTGTCGCGCGTGTCGCCTTCGTGCTCAATAACGAGCACGCGATACAGTCCATCGTTCGAAGCGCTCGGTGGAGCGATGCCCGCAATGAGATTCAGATCGGTGTACCCCGGGAAAAACTGTTCCTTGATCGTCGTGCTGGTGATGTCGGCATTGTTGATTTTCAGTTGGCAGCCGATCTGGATTTTCGGATTGAGCAAGCATTCCACGATGATGCCCTGCTCAGTAGCTTCCGGAACGCCGATGAGGCCGCTCGCGCTGTTCAGTTCGACGATCGTCCCTGGCAAGAAAGAGTCGAGCGGGATCAGCGTCGCGACTCCGTTCTGGATCGACCAACGACACTGATTCGTAGTCGCTAAATCCCTGAAGTAATCCCGCGCGAGGCCGAACATCACTTTGCCGCGCGGCAATATTCCTCCGGTTGTCAAGAAGCCATCGGCGCGAGGATCCACCGGAATGCCGGCAGCGGCGGCAAATGTCTTAAGCTGCTGCGGGGGCGTGCTTCCAGCTGCGATGCTGCTGTTTATCAAGCCTAAGTTGTAGGCTTGGTCCCCGTCCGCTGCAAAGATATCTAGGAAGCTGTCCACGTTGCGTTCTCGTCCGCTGCGGAACTGCTTCACCGTACCCGTGAAAATCTGGCCCGTATTGTTCTGATAGCCGGCCGACAACGCGACGCTCTTGAATTCCGAAATTGCGAACGACCTTAATGCGGTGCTCAGATTGTAAACGCGGATCCGTGCTGTGTTTGGAGTCTCAACATCGTTCGCCGTGATTTCGAACCTGAATCTAAGATTAGACAGGTCGAGCACCTCCGTCCCATTCGACAAGAACAAGCTTGCCGAACGTAAGAACTGAACTCCCTGCGGAGCTGTTGCTGCCGGGGTTGCCATTTAATCGATCACCACGAAATATAAATTCCCTGTGCTTCCTAGATTCGCGAATGTCGGGACCGCGTCGACGTCGTTGCTCGTTTGCACTATCAGCTGGCCGCCGAAATTCAGATAGCCGAACGGCGCCAACAGATCTTCGCCGGTCACCATCGGAATGCCGGACAAGATTGGATTCCCGGCATTGTCCGCGATGTCGATGGTCCATGCCTGATTCTGTTCGTTCCATCTCACCGTCAGCTGATAGGTCACGCCAGCCAGCGCTACGCTCAACGCCTGCGGCGTCGGCTGCAGGGGAATTAGGAACGGAGTGACAGTCGGGGCCGCAGCACTCATGGAGGGCTTCCCCCGCCGTTGAAGCTCGAGGTTCCGACTCCCAGGCTTACTGCCCCTTTATTCACCACTGGCGCGGTCTTTTGCGGGATCGCCTGAGACGCAGAGCTGACCACCGGGACAATCTGCGTTTCGGCAAAGAGAATCTCTTGCATCGAAAGGCGCACAGTCAGACTGTTCTCGTTTTGGTTGTCCGTTTTTTCTATGATCCTCTGCACGACCATGTTCTGGTAAATTCGCTTGCCCGTATTCACCGTGCAGAGAAAGCGGCCGACCTGAAATCCCAACAGTTGCTGGTAAATGTTTTTCAGGAATGAGATATCCCTCGTGGCGTTTTGCGGGCTCCCCTCGGACCACGCATAAATCAACTCCAGCTTCGCCGGCAGCTTGTACATGTGGTCGGTCACAACCGAACCGACCTCGACCGGCTGCTCTGTGATGACAGCCTCATCGTCGTGGTTTTCTTCGACGACAGCATCAGCAATGATCGTGGTTGATTGAAGGGCAGATTCAACTTTGAACGCCGAAGGCCCGCCTCCAACACCCTGAATGAATGTTGGAGATCCGGTGGTCGACCCTGTTGTGCTGAGACCGACAATCGAACGCACGGGAGTTATGGACACCGGAACGGGGCTGGGGAGATTTGTGCTCATTGCACAGATCCTGACATGTCGCGAACGAGGTCTGCGTTCACTTGCGCCTGGCCTCGATGCACCTGGCGCGCCATCTCGCGCGCGTCCGCACCGCCGGAAACATGGATATCGGTTTTCTGGTTCAGGGTTACTGGACTTCTGAATAAGTTTGCTTCACTGGCGCGGCGAGCGCTCAGATCGGCGCTGGCGACATACCCCCGCGGCGTGAGCACTTTGTTGAATCGAGCGAACTGGCCAGCAGCGCCGGAGAAATCTCCTGCGTTCAAATCCCTGAGCAACGTGGAATTGGCGAAGTGCGTTGATCCGATGTTGTATACCAGGTCCGTGAGCGCCGCGAGTTGATTCGCGTTCAGGTGCGTGCGGACCAGACCCAAGACCGCGGCTTGCGCGCTTGCAGTGTCCTGCGCCAGCAACTGCAATGCCCGAGCCTGCGTGACACCTCCGGAGAAATCCTCGCCCGGCCTGATCTGGTGACCATAGCCGATCGACATGTGGCCGGCGTCGCGGTAAGCAGTACGCGAGAAGCCTTCGAACTTCGAGATGAACCCTGACACCGAATTTCCAATGTTGCTGAACACTCCGGAATATTTGTAGGTATCGTACAGCTTCCGGCCTTGCTTTATGTCGTGCAACAATAGCAGCGCGTCGCCGATTACCAGGCCGCCAACTGCGGCGACGGTCCCGAGACCTATCCCTCCGGCGCCTTCTGCGGCCGCTGCAGCCTCGCCACCCGCAGCTGCGCCAGCCCCGGCACGCGCGCCAAACCCTAAAAAGCCTGCGATGCCTTTAAGTGCCGCAAACGAACCGACTATCCCTGCGATTGTAGCTGCCACACCTCCGAGCGCCGTGGACCATCCATTCGTTTCGCTGTTCAGCTCGATGGCGAAGTTCACTGCGCTTTGAAGTAGCTTCACAACCGAATCGGCGAATGGCAGCAATTTCCCTTCAAACGAAATCCCCAACAATTGGACGCTCATCATCAACTGACGAACGTCATTCATGAAATCATGAGACTGCCCGGAAATCTTGTCGATGTTGATGCCCGAGCGCGCGGCTGCTTCGCGGAACTGCTGCTGCGCGTGCAATATCTGCGGCAAGTTCCTTTCGAGCATGAACAGTGTTTGCGGGTCGAGACCAAACCCCGCCGCGATCTGCTGCGCAATGGCGTATCTGTAACTTCCAGGAGGGCCCAGATCCTTGAGGCGCGTCACAAGGTTGATCAGATTTTGGGTATTATCAGAAACCTGCCTGATTCCCAGCCGATGGAAGAACATCGCGAGGCCGGGATTGGCGCGAAGCGATGCGGCCATGCTTTCGACCGCACCTGTGATTGTCTCAGCGTTGATTCCAGCTTGGCCGGCGCCAAAGCGCAAGGACATCAACCGACCGACCGATGCCCCGGTCCGCTCGCTGACGAAATACAGCCGCTCCATTTCTGAAGCGGTTTTGACGAGGCTCGCCGCGATCGCTACGCCGGCGGCCGCAGCTACTTTGCTCAGTTCGGCGAACTTCTGAGTTGTGAGATTGAATTTGCTTTGAAAATCGCGGAATTCCTGGTCGTCGATATCGAAACCGACAGCGACTAAAAATTCACGAAGGATATTGGCGCCGCCGGTAGCCATAAGTTATTCGCTGAGTACCTTTTCGAGCCTGCTTTCGTTCTCATGGGCAACATCGAGTGAATCGTTCATTCTCGCGATATCTTCCAGATCTATCGCACCGTTTTTCAGGGATTCGTAAAGGCACATTCCCTCGACGACAGGGCGCATAAGCCAATCTTCCCGGCTGCTCATCGATAAAAACGGGACGCTCTTACTCAGGCCGCCGGCTGCTTCGATTCTGGTTGAGCGCCAGGAAAAAAACTTCCAAGATTCTCCTTCACTACGGCAATGACAATCTGGACGAGCGTGGCCATGTCGATGTCTTCATACATCAGCGCGTTTTGGCCTTTCGCCTTAACGGGAGTCCATGCCCCGGCAATTTTTCGCTGTACGACCGCGAGGCACGGGAAAATGATGCTCTCTACTTCCTCGTCGCTCATATTCGCCAATGCGGACGAGAGCGGTCCGGCAATCGCCGCAAAGAAGTCTGTTCCATCATTCTGCTCCGCAGAAACAGGCGACTGAACCGAGACTGTGGTAATCGCTGCGATGGCCGGAGCTAGCCGGCGCGCGAGATGGAACTGCTTGATCGCGTTCATTTTCCCGATGGAATATTCGTTCCCTCCAACGGTGAGTGTTTCGCTCATCGGTTGCGCTATCTCCTTTTCCCAGCTAATGCCCGCGGCCGAACAGGCTCACGACGCGCGGACCTAATTGCAATACGAACACGAAGAATCCGCAGAAGAAAACGATGCGGCCGATTTCGACCAGCTTTGGACTGTCCTGTTTGGTGAATCCGTAAATCAGCAGGCCGATAATGGCCACGATCAAACTGACGACGATTACCATGTTGTGCCCTCCTCGCTTTTCGCTGCGAGACCTGTTGCGCGCCGGACCGCTTACGCCGCTTCGAGGATTCCCGATCCCAAAACAGGATCGATTACCGCTGCATTGAAATCCCACTCGAGGAAGCCAGCTTCCTTCGCAAAATCGTTCCTCGGGAACTTGGTGAATGCCACGCCCGTGCAAGTATAGTCGTCGCCAATCACCGGATTCGTGAGCACGATGATGTTCTGCCCATGGAACAGCGAGCTCGTGGTCTGGAAGCTGTAGAGCTGGGACAGCTGTGCATTCACCGGCGACGTTTTCAACAGCCGGACCATAATCTTTCCGGCCTTGCTCGCGTTCAGGCTGTGCATTCCAGTGCCGTCCGCGCCAATGACCAGGCGGTCTTTCTCCTCGGCGAATTCGATGGAGATGCCTTCCTCAGAATTTCCCGAGCCGGCGCCAAGCGAGAAAGAACCTCCCGGCCCCGTGATTGTTGCCAACACGTCCAAAAAGGAATAGGTCACAACAGCCTCCTCGATAAAAATCTTTTCGCCAAATAAAAAGGCTCGCACGCGAAACATCCGCATTGCGAGCCGTCTGGATCGTCCCTTTCGGGGGTCCGGATTGGGGCTGCTTACTGCTTATCGATTAAGAATTCACTGTTATCGAAACATCCACTGTCTGGACTGCCCCTGCTAGCTTCGCGGCCACCTGAATGGGCACCGAGATTCTCGATGCTCTTTGCGCCGGCGTTTGCGAAGATACCGGCGGCGCGAAGATGTAATACCCTTTCGACATGAAGTCGCCGGTATTCAGCGCGCCAAAGCCGTTGCTCGTCCATGTTCCTGGCGCCAGCAAGCCATCGGTGACATACTGCGCGCACACCTGAGCGATCGCCGCAACGAGCATATTCGTTCCCGCATCGGTTTGCGGAATCTTTGTCGGTGACGTGAACAGCGTATTGTAGAGCGCCGTCTGGATATCGACAGCGAGCGCGTCCGTCCCAATCACCGTATCGATGAAGTCCCCGCTCGAGCTGACGCCCATTTCGATGATCGCCGTATTGTTATTGTACGCGACGAACACATTGCAGTTCTTCGCTTCGAGCGCGCCGATCTGGGTCGTCGTCAGATTCTCTGCAACGATGCCGGGCTCCTGCTTGTACATCAGAGTGATCGTCGTATTGTTTCCCGTGTAATCCACGGTGAGGATGCGCGCCAAAAGGCTGACGACGGCATAGGGGCTGCTGCTGCTGAACTGCACGGCCGTGTGTCGCAGACCTGCGACTTGCGATAGAACATAAGCGATATCGGTCGTGTCCCCGGGAGTCAGGACGGCCGGCTCCTGTGTCGTAATTCCGTAGAAATGCTTGTTCGTCGCGCCCTCGATGAACGGAGCAATCGCTTCGTGGTCGCTGTCGACGGCGCCGATGACCGTGATGGCGTACCACGACTGCCCGTATTTTGTGTCGAGTAGCGTGACAGCCGCGAGCGCGGTTTCGGCCGCAAGACCGCCAGCTACATATGCCCCGCTCGTGGCGGCCGTTAGCCCCAGCGCGCCGCTGATGTCGGTGACGCCTCCGCCGGTCCCCGCTGTGGCAAAGCTTACGCTTGAAGTGGCTCCGGTCGTGTGGCTTGTGATTTCGAACCGATTGTAAACCGCGTCCCAGACGATGTTGGCTCCGGTGAGCACGGCTTGAATGACCGCAGCGACTGCGTTCATGTTCGTGACAGCCGTGAAATTCAATCCAATCACGTCCTGCGGAGCTCCGCCATCAACTGTGACGGTAAAGCCGCCATCTGTAATCGATGTCCAGTTGGAAAGAGCTTGCTGCGCCAGCGACAATGCGCCACCAAGGAGCTGGCCGCTCGCGGCCGTCTTGCACCATCTCGCGACGAACAGCTGCGTGGGCTGCGGGTTCTGCTCGAACCACAGCACCGCCGCCAGGTATTCCGGCGCGCTCGTTCCGAAGTCCTGCGCCACGGCCGTCAATGAAGAATAGCTGCGCATTCGCGTCACCGTGTCGATGACCGCCGACGTCCCCATGATCACCAGGGAGCTGAGGCTCTGCGCTTGCGCGGCCTCGGCTGTCAGTGTGACGTTCACATTTATCAATCTGGAGATCGGAAGCGTGACCGGTAAACTCATCTCACTCTCCTAAATGCTGAATGGCAGATCCGCATACTCGAACTCGCCATAGCCTGGAATTGCTGCAATCTTTTCAGTTGTCTGGCCTTCTTGAATCGTTCCTTGCGCGCCTTTCAGATTCGGGACTGGATACTGATAGGCCTGCTGACGTCGCAACCTGAACGAAACGTCGATTCCCATGATCCACTGCTCTTTGATGAGCGCCGGAACGATTAGGCTTTCCCCTACTTCGACCAACCCGAAGCCGTTCAGCCGCATCGCCTCGCGATTTTGCGCGAGCGACAATCCCATGGCAAACAACTCACTATTTTTCTCCGCATTCGGACCGTAGAAGCTGCACAAGATCTCAAGAATCTGATTGCGATAGACCATGTCGGTCGAATTGAAAAAGTCATTCAGGTCCGTCGAATGAATGACGGCAGCAAAGACGTCGCGCGGGCGCTTGAGGCAGCCGATCGCCGCCCAATCCTGCGTGGCATCCGGCTGATTCGGTGGATTCAATTGCCATCGAGGGAATACCAATGTTCCGGTCATTGATGTCAAGCCGACTACGAGCTGCTGCAGGAATTGCGCCAGCAACACGTCGTTCAGTTCTCCGTTCGTTTGAACAGGAGTAACGTACCCTGGACCGGAAATGAGCGCTGGTGTTGTCATTGGCAAAACTCGATTAGTTCCCTCTTCAGCCTAACCTCTTCGCTCGCCTGCCTATGCTCCGGCGGATTGATTTTCACCGCTATTAAGTACACGCAAATGCAAGGCGCGCATCCGCACTGCATGCATGACCTCGTCGCTGGGCTGGCTGTTCCCTTCATCGCGTTGCCGCCGGCGGATCCACGATGTCGATGCTCGTCGCTGCCACTTTAATGAAGCCGCGCGCGTATTTGCTGTAGTCCTCGACGCGCACAACGAGAAAATTGCTGCCATTCCAGACAACGACGTCCGGCTGGTACTCGCACCGGTCTACCGTTTTGCTTTCGCTACGCAATCCGAATTTCGTGATTACGACGATGCTTTTTGCATTCGTCTGCACTTCGGCGCGCCGCGATAGATCGTTCAGCCCTTCCGGATAAACGACGCCGCGCACGCCATCGAACCGCTCCGATTCGATCTTTGTCTGCCCGAAGTTATTCACGAACTGCTTTCGGCGAAGGACAGAAAAGGAATCCAAGGTGTATGGATTCTGGAGGGCCGCACTCACATCGAGCATCGCTGTCATGGCGTGGACCTGTACCCCCAGCATGGCTCCGCGGTGTAATCCACACGGATCCCTTGCGTTGGAAAATCATGCTTCACGCCCTTGTTGTCGATGAAATGCGTCACGCCATCATCGTAGATGTGTGTTTCGATATTGTAAGAGCGCCACAGGTCAAGCGAGCAGCCGTACCACTTTTGCTGATTCGTGGTTTGTGTCACAGTGACATCGACACCTTCATATACGCCTCTTCCGCAACTGGCAAGGCAGGCAATTGCGACGAAGAAGAATAGAAGACGCGCGAGCTTCATTTACGATTTCTCCCGAACGACATAAGTCATGCTGGCCAAAAGTTGCCCGGTGTCTATTAAAGTCCGGATCTCCGAACTGGCCAGCTTCTTCCCTGCGCGCCGTTGGCGCGCTCGAATCGTGGCTGGCCTCAATGGCTGGAACGGGCCTTCTCGAATCTTGAGCTTCACCGACGTCGCAGCGATGAGCCCCACAGCCTCGAAATTCTTTCGCACGCCATCCGCGTTCCCGTCGAGCGCCGCTTCGCCCGCCTTTTGCATCTGCGCCGTTATTCGGTCCTTCGCGTTCATGATCCCCGAATCCATGAAAGGCCGCGGTGGAATGTTCTGCGTCGGCGAACCGAAATTTTGGATATATGCAATCAAGGCATTCGTCGCAACCGAAGTATCTGTGCGGTCCGTTTTTTCCTGTGGAACGCCCACCAGCACGTGCTCCTTTTCCAGTAATTTGACGCCGCGAAAGAATGCATCCGCATGGTCCGTCACCATACGAATGTTCGTCGTCATCTTGAATACGCCTTTTCTCATGAACCAAACCATCCTGGTAGGCAGTTAGGCCCTGACCACGCAGCGCCACTGCCGCCATTCGCCCCTGGCACCGTCCCGGCGCCTACGCCGCATCTCGGGCCAACCTGCAGCGGCCCTGCACCGGCCATGCGTGCCCATCGCAGAAAGCGCGTTCCGTAGACCGTAAGATTCCAGTTTCCGCCTTCTGTTTCCAGTGCCGCGACGCTATCGTAATTGACGCTCACGGCACCTGGGCTTTCGCTGGATATTGGCCCGCGGCTGATCCCGGGCCATCCGCCAATCAGCGCTGTGTCTTGCGCCTGCGCCTCGAGCACGAGTTCGTGCGCAACCATCATTTCGACGCCAATCTGGAGCATCGCGCCCCAACGGCACGGATCGAGCAAAACGGTCGCGACAGCAAGCCAGTAATTTATACTGGAAGTGGGATACTTGGAAGTGTCTTTGAATTCAGGGAGGTCGCCGAGAAACTGTGCGGGGGTCACGATCGGCGTGACTGATGTGATTGGCGGCATCCCGGCTCCTTACTTGCGGCCGGCCTGAGCCTTTTCCTCCGTGCCGGCCTTCTCATGCTTCTCATCGGCGGAAACTTGACCCGATGGTGATGCCCACTGCTCCCAAAATTTTCTGTTCATCTCGTTCACTTGTGCCGCAGTGAGTCGCGACGGAATCGTTTCCGGCTCGGGCATTTGCTCGTCGACGCCAGCGATTGTCCCTTTGTTGCGACTGGCGTAGAAGACTTCTTCACCTTTTTTGGAGCCATACTCCGACTCCATTTTTGATTTTATCTCTTGCCCCTTCTCTGTCAGCGGAATGGGATGCCTCCCCGCTTACTTCGATTTCCCGTTGCCCTTTCCGGATACCTTCGCCTCGGCTTCCGCCTTTGCTTTTGCGTCGGCATCAGCTTTCGCCACTGCATCGGCAACGACTTTGGCATCGGCGTCGATTTTCGCCTTCGCCTCGGCTTCTTTGGCTGCGGCGGCATCTTGCTCTGCCTTCAGCTCGGCGTCGATTTTCGCCTTCGCCTCGGCTTCTTTGGCTGCGGCGGCATCTTGCTCTGCCTT